GTGTAGCCCTGGGCAATGTAGGCTTCGATGCTCCGCTTGAACTCGCTGCTGTTTTCTCCGCTCAGCAGGTCGTAGAGGTCATCCGCCACCCAGTTGCCAATGTCAGCCAGACCTTCCTCCGCGCCCTCTGCCATTGCGTTTTTCAGCACGTACTTGAGGGCGTTGTCCGTCAGCAGGTCGGCGTCAAAAAGGGCGTCCATACCGATTTTCTCCGTGCCTGCCTCCACGAGACCGGCCACCGTGCCCAGAATGAAGGCGCGGTCGTCGCTCAGCCCTGCGTCCTTCGAGGCGATAACGGTATCAGCCGCCGCACCGGAGCCCAGGATGGTGAGGGTCAGCGCCTGGTTGCCGCCGGAGATGGCAGTGCTGAAAAGGAAGTCCGCCATGCTCATGCCCGTATTGTAGGCGAAGGAGCCCACGCTTCCCCAGTTTCCGCTCGCCTCGATGTTTTCCGCCACCTCCGTGCGGATAGCAGAGGGGATATAGCTGAACTTGTTGTAGGGGTCGTTCTCGTCGATACTGCCCGTGGTCAGATAGTCCACGCCCTGCATCGCATAGCTCAGCCCCTTCGCCGGAGACATGAGCACGCTGAAAACAGAGGAGCCCACCGGGTGCTCGTTTGCGTAGGATGCCCAGTACTCCTCATCCGCCTGTCGGTTGCGGTAGTTCAGCTCGTTTTGCATGAAGTAGTAGTAATTATAGGCGGCATCCTTGCCCTGGGTGGCGTACAGGTAGTTGAAGATGCCGATTTCCTCATCGGTCATCTGCTTCGCCTGCTGTTCGCCCTCCGTGGCGTATGCCCACACTCTGCCCAGAGCGCCGCTGCCTGCGCCGTACATCTCCGCGTCGTTGTTGCGGATGATGGCACCGGCATTTTCGTCACCGTTGATATAGGCATAAAGCAGGTCCTTATAGCCGGTGTCGTCGTACACGATGCCGCCGCCATCTCCCGTCAATATGGTCCCGGCGAGGTTAACGCCCTCCGGCACTTTGAACAGGTCCCAGAAGGTGTCTGTCTCTGGGTCCCATCGCTCACGAGTGACGCCGGTTTTGTTCGCCTCTGCGTCGTAGCGGCTCTTTTCCGCAAAGTCCTCCGCGTTCACAAGGTCGGCGTAGCTCTGCCCTTGGATGAAGGTATTGTAGGCAGTTTCGTCCTCGAACTGTGCCCAGTAGTCATACTCATTCTGGAGCCCGGTGCTTGCGCCGCTGAGCCACGCATCCGTATCATCCAGTGCCGCCAGTATCTGGTCAACAATCTCGTCGCCGTAGAGGTCACGGTTCTCCGCAAAGTAGTCGCGGTAGATGTTTCCGCGGTTGCGGAGCACAGTGATTTCGTTGTCTGTATCATCCCGATAAGAGGTGAAGCTGTCCAGACTCTGATACACGCCGTTTCTGCTGTCGAAGTCGTTGCCCAGCCGCTCAGATAGAGAGCTGACGCTGTCCAGATAGCTGTTGATGCCTTCCTCCTTGTTCAGCGCCGTCCAGGTGCTTCCACCGTAGGCATCGGGACCGTACTCCTTGTCGATAGCCTGCGCACGCTCCGATGCCTTCCGGGTCAGAAAGTCGCTCGCCTTGGTACGGGGGAGGCCGTTGCCGCCCCCGTTGACCGTGTAGGTTGCGCCGCTCTGCCGCGCCGTGGTCGGCGTAACCAGAGAGGAGGTGCCGCCGTAGGCGTTGGAGCCGTACAGCTCATCCACCTTTTTCGCCTGTTCTTGAGCCTTTTTTCTCAGTAAACTGCTCGCCATATAGCTCCTCCTTTAGTTCACCCACGTGTATCTGATGGTGCCATCATCGGTGATGGTTTCCTTCACCTTGCCGCTTTCCACGTAGTTGTAGACCTCCTGGTAAGAGAAACGACCATGACCGGGAATGTAAATCCAGCTATCGCCGTGGCGATTTTCGATGGTGTACTCCTCGGTTCCGTCGCTTTCTTCTTCCTCTGTGCCTCCGGCTATGCTGCCTCCGCCGCCGTTGTCCAGCCAGTCGGAGAAATAGCCTGCCAGCTTGCCGGCCTGCGTGGTGTTGTAACCAGCAGAGAGCAGATAGGCGTATGCGTCGCCTTCGGTGCGGATGCCGCCGTCATACAGTGCCTGGTACAGATTAGTGCTCGCATCGTCGCCGTCGTTGCCGGAGCCGGTGTTGCCACCGTTGCCTCCACCGCCACCGCCTCCGCCGGAGGTGGTCTGCTTTGCCGCCTGTGCCTGCTGAGAGTAGTACATCTCGATAGCCGCGAGCTCTGCCTGGGTGTAGCCGCTCTCCGCCACCAGCGTGCTGTCCAGCTCCGAAGCCTTGCCGCCGGCGGCAAGGTAGTTGTCGATACGCTCCTGCGCATCGTTCTTTGCATCCCTGCCCACCTGGTAGTTCCACTCGGTGTCGTAGCGGCTGTCCTCGATTGCATCCCTGCCCACCTGGTAGTTGTAGGCGCGGTCGTCGCTGAACACGCCGTAGTCGAAGTTGCGGTCGGTGTTGTACTGGTCAAGAAGGGTGAGGTACTTGTTGTAGTCGCCCTCCTCCAGCGCCATCAGTAGCTGGATGTTCTGGTACTGCTCGTCGTATCCGTCCATGTACATGGAGTAGGCGAGCTGCTGGAGCTCCGGGATTTTGTCAGAGAGCTGCGCCATGTAGTAGTTGTTCGCCTGGGCTCCTGCGGTGGTCGCGTAGGAGCTTGCAAGTCCGCCCGTCCGCGCCGCCACCTGCCCGATGGTGTCCTGCATCGCCCGGTCGCCCTCTCTGGTGTAGGTCTCCGCGTACTGGTGGTAGAGCGGGTCCTGGGTGTAGTCGTAGCTGAACGGGTCTCTGTTAAGGAGAGCCTGGGTCAGCTCGTCTATCTGCGCCGAGTACTTGCTGGTGTAGGTCGGGGCGCTCTCATAGGTGAATTTTTCCCCAGTCGCCAGGGGGATGTACTTGCTTCCGTCGCTGTCGCCGGAGTAGCCGTAGTTGGCGCGGATGCCTTCCGCGTAGCTGTGGGCGCTGTCCCAGTCAGTCTCGCCCATGACCGCAGAGGCACGCACGTCGGCGATGGATGCCAGCTCGTCCTCCGTCATGTACTGGTTGTCGTAGATGGAGCCGCCGTAGGTAGGGTTGTAGCCACTGCCGTCAGTGCCGCCGGAATAGCCTGCGCCCATACGGATGGTCTCCGCCTGGTTGTGCGCCTGGTCCCAGGAGATAGCGCCGCTCTGCGCCTGCTGGGTGAGGTCGGCGATAAACGCCTGCTCCTCCGCGCTCAGATGTTCCTTGTCATAGTTGGATACTGCCATGTTGGTCTCCCTCCTTATGTGCTTGCATTTTCAAGTGCGGCAACACGCCTCTCCAGCAGGGAGTAGCTCTGCTGGAGGGTGTTGAGGTTGTTCCCCAGGGAGCTGACCGTGCCGCTCAGCTTGGTGAGGTTGCCGCTCATTTCCTCCAGTGCTGCCGCCGTCTCGCTGTCCGCTTTCTTGAGCTGCCCGATGAGGTAGTCAAGGTTCTCGTGCAGATAGATGAGGTAGTTGGAGATGTTTTTCACTGTGCCGCCCACGTCGTTGGGGTTGTTCGGGGGAGGGCTTTTGCTCAGTATGGTCGCCATCTCTTACACCTCGCTCCCCACTTCAAACTCACGGATGAAGCTCTTGACCGTCACTCTGCCTTTGCCCACCAGCTTCACCCGGAAGCTGTCGCACCGCGTCGGTCGGAAGTGTGCCGTCATGGTGGGGGATTTGCTGTCGTGGGTAGCCCAGACCTTCTTCCACGGTCCTTTGTCGCAGGAGATAAACACCTGCATCCACGCGCCTTTCTCCACCTGGAGCCTCATATACAGCTTGGAGTAGCACTTGCGCTCGTTCACCTGCTCCGTGAAGGGAGCGAAGGTGGCGTACCAGTCGATGCGCCCCTCCTCGCCGTCATCCTGCCCGGTCGCCACCACCTTCTTGGTGGTGCCGTCCAGATAGTAGAGGGTGCCGTCCAGATAGGCAAAGTCTGTTGCGTGGGTCTCGTCCTCTCTCAGCCAGATGCCGCGGAGCGTGTCATACACGAACAGCCCCCAGGCGTCGGTATCGTCTCGCATGGAGATGTAGTATCGCTCACCGTCAGTCCCGGCAACAGCGTCGTAGTAGCGCTTGGTGCCAAAATTCTCACTGATGAGCTCCGGCACGCCGCCGGTGAACACATACACGCCGTTGCGTCCCTTGTAGAACAGCGTCTCGTTGATAATGAGAAGGCTTTTCTCACTGCCCCTCTGGAGTCCCTGCACGGTGTAGGTGTAGATTTCATAGTTGGATGGGTAGCTCCCCAGCACCTTGTGTACGCAGTGCTCTTTCCAGAAAAGCACGCTGGAGGAGTAGGCGATGCACCCGGTAAAGTCTCCATCGGTGCCCACCGCTACGGCATAGCTGTCCGTGGAGAGCCCGTCGTAGACGTTGAAGTTCTTGGGGTCGCCCAGCGCAGAGGCGTAGATGGTGGTGCCTGCCGCGCCCCAGATACGGTTATCACATTCGCAGATGCAGGTGAGGTCTGGCACAGACCTCTTGAGCGTTACCTGGCCCGCCTCAGACCCGGCGGTGAAGGTGTTGGAGTAGAAGGTCATGCTGGTGGTCGTTATCTCTCGCACGATAACGGTCTTGTTGTTGCCCTCGATGGTGGTGCATCCGCTGATTTCCACCGCGTCGCCCTCGGCAAATTCTGCGTTCAGCGCCTCGTAGCTGTGCAGGGTGGACTCGTGGAGCATCCATCTGACCTGGTACTGTCCGTCGCTCTGGAGTGCGCAGTAGCTTATGACCTTGTACTGTCCGCTCTCGCACCCTTCGTTGATGATGTCGCCCACCTCAATGTCGGCGATAGGGGTGTTCACGCCTTCGCCCAGCGTCAGAGTGCCCGTGGAGGCATCCACGTTCGCAGAGGCGTACACCGTGTAGCTCTTGTCGGTGGCGATTTCCGCCTCCGTTTCCTCCTCCAGCTCCGCATCGCGGTAGCAGGCGGTGGGGATGGTCATGGTCTTGTCGGTAAAGCTCAGTGTTCCGGGGTAGATGGTGAACTCCGCCTCCAGACTGCCGAACTCTCCGCTCTCGGTGTCGTAGTACTTCTTGTCGGGGAAGATGACGATTTTGGTGTTGATGGTGGCAAACTGCTTCTCGCCGTTCTCCACCTGTCCCACCACCTTGCCGTCGTAGAGGAAGTTCTCGCCCTCCACCACGCACAGCTTGCCTCTGGCATACAGCCCGGAGGGGTTCTCATAGCTGGCGACGGTCCTGCGTCCGTCTCTCTGGCTCATAGTGGGGAATTTTGCACTGCTCAGCCCCCAGCTCTCCTCAAGCTGTCCGGCACCGGCACCCTCACCGTAGTGGATGCCGCCGAAGTTGATGATTTGCTGCTTGCTCTTTCCGGGGCTGGAGCCCAGATAGGGAAGTCTCATATCGTTCCCTCCTCTCCTCAAAGCGTCCAGCCGCTCACGCCCAGGGGCTCATGCGTGCGGTGGTACTGCTTCTTCCACTCGTCCAGCGCCGTATTGTACAGCGCCATCGAGTTGTTGTAGTTGGCAATTTCGTGGCGGTGAAGGTCTATCATCGCCATAAGGTACATATCGTACACGTTGTCATACGGAGCCTTCACCAGCAGGGGCTTGTCTCCGTCCTCCGGGAATGCTCTGGGGATGTCCGGCAGGTCGTTCCAGCCGCAGACGGTGCATCGGTTGGCGTCAAGCCTGCTGTTGTACTCCAGCCCCTCGGCGCTCTCACACTTAGGGCATACGCCCACCGCGCCGTGCAGACCGGAGCCGAAGCTCGTGCGGTGCCGCAGGATGACCTCTGCCCACAGCTTCCCGTCCAGCTCCATGAGCCACGCCGCCTTCGTTTCATCGTCATAGTCGCAGGGCTTCACTCGTTCCACGCGCTCGATGATTTCATTGATGCTCGGCATATCTTTTTTGCCTCCTCTCTTGAAAAAGTCAGTCGGACGGCGGCGTTGCCGCCGCCCGACCTTGGGGTGTTCGGTTGGTTCTTTCCTTTTAGCTGACCTGGACCCACACGCCGCCGTTCTTGACGTACACGCCGCCTCCGGCGGTGGGCAAGCTTTCAATCGTGTAGCATCCATCGGCATCTGTGCTATCAGATACAACGATTTCAGATTTAAGATTAAAAGCGGGCCGAGCCGCGAAGCGAGCGTTGTACACGCCGCTGCTGTTCAGCGTGCCGCCAGTGTCGACGTGATAGGCGTTGCTGGCACTCGAGTACGGGGAGCGCAGACCCCAGTACACGGCGGTGCTCGTCTCGTCCAGATAGGCGATGCGGAGAGCGTTGCTGGAGAAGTAACTGAATGCTGTACCCTCCGTCTGCCAGCCGCTCAGCCCCACCTCCGTGCAGCTCAGCGCGAAAGCCTT